ACAAAAGGTGGTAAGTAGTAGGAAAACCCGAGTGGTCTGCGGATAATGCGAAGGGGATTGTTGATGAACGAGCTAAATAAAGACGTCATTAAAGACATTCTTGAAGCTAAAACCAGACTCCAAACAGCAAAACCGGCTGTCTATTACATCCACGAAAGATCTCTTCGGTCAGCATGTCGGGTCAGTGAGCTAGATTATGAAGAACAGAAAACTAATCTAGAGTGGATAGGTTGGGTCATCATCAGAGAAATCTGCTCTATCTGTGAAAATGGGGGAAATTGTAAGGACGGATGTCTAAGTCTTGATTTTGGGAAAACAGATATCCCCTGAGGCTAATCCTTGCATTTGCGTCCGTTTGCGTGTGAAAAAGAGCTGATCTTGTCAAAAACATACCTTGCCAGGACAAATCTGGACAAAAACAGCTATAAAACTATCTCAAAGACACAACAAGATATCTATTATAACAGATACCCCCTTACGCTTTTTAAATAAGTTTTATGCCATTTATTCTAGGATTTGTCCTGGGACGAGGAAATGAGGTTTCATGAGTGAACTCTATACAATCCCCTCAACAGAGGATTTGGCGAGCCTTTCGGCACGAACGCCGGACTATATGCGTCCTAACACGCTACCATACGCAGCAGTTGCCCCAGGTTATCTATCTGACGTTCAGTGTGATTCCATTATTGAGACCTACATGAAGGAGGAACCGTACAACTTCACTTCGTGCGGTGCTACTACAAGAGAGTGTCCTCGTCCTTTGGACTCTGTGTTGGAATTGGCTGTTTACTTCACAAATCAAGTCAACAAGATCTACTGGCAGTATGCTCTCGATGAGTACCCTGCTGCCTGGCTTCAGACATACAAGTCAGGCGACAGCTATAAAGTCCACATGGACTGCGCAGCTGGACAATCAAGAAAACTCACGGCTGTCATCATGCTTACTGACTCTAAAGATTACGAAGGAGGCGATCTTCGCTTTGTTGATCTTCTTTCCCTACCCAAGGTCGAGCCTCGACGCGGTACGATTGTTGTGTTCTCTTCTTGGCTCCGTCATGAAGTTACGCCATTAACCCGTGGCTTCCGTCAAACAATTAACCTGGGCTTCCACGGTCCTCCATTTATCTGAAAGGCTCATTAATGAACGCAATACCGAAGCCCCCGACTGTCAAGCTCACTGAGCCTTCGAACATGGGAGGCTCGTGGAACGTTTTTGAAAACCGTACCACAGAGAGTGACGACTTCTGGATTGCTCTAGGAGAAAACTAATGAAAGGCCGCTGCGAGGTCTGTGGTGTCAGTGGACCTTCTTTGATTATCACGCATTCAATAGAAGATGGAGTCGGTCGCAAGGCATCAGACACCGTAATGCTTAGCTATTATTGCATGATACACCTTCCAGAAAAATTTAAGCGATGGGAGACTAATGGATGAGGAGTGGCTGCAGCTTCGCGACTTCCCAACATACTCGGTTAGCAGCCATGGTCGAGTACGCAATGACGAGACAGACCGTATCCTAGCTCGGACTCTTAACCAAAGAGGGCTGATGCAGGTGGGTCTAATGAAAGGCGGGATCTACTACAAGCGAGGCCTCGCCTTAATGGTGTCTAACGCTCATCTACCTAAACCAAAGCAGAAGAGTCTAGATACTCCTATCAATCTTGATGGTGATCGCACTAATTGTTATGTAGAGAACCTTGCGTGGCGCCCGCGGTGGTTTGCTTATGCTTATCATGCTCAATTTAAGCGAACACAAACAAACGGAATCAAAGTGCCGGTAATCAACACAAACACAAGCGAACGTTTCGATACCGCCTTGCAAGCTTGCCAGCAATACGGATTGCTGGAGAGTGAATTGATTCTGGCTATGTCGAATAGGACGTACGTAATGCCAACGTATCACATTTACAAGTTTGTAGAATAGATATCCCCTCGCTCGAAAAACGTGGTATATAATAGAAGGGGTGAGATCAAGCCTTTTCATTTTACCCGTTTTTGGAGAGGATCACACATGCTGGAGTCCGCGTATCAAGGCAAGCTGATCAAGAAGCTTCGCCGCATGTTTCCGGGCTGTGTGGTCCTAAAGAATGACTCAAGCTATCAGCAAGGAATTCCCGACCTTTCAATTTTCTTTGAGGGTCATTGGGCATGGCTAGAAGTTAAGCCCCATTCCGAAGCTGAGCATGAGCCCAACCAAGACTACTTTGTGGAATTAGCGCAAGGTCTGTCGTTTGGTGCATTCATCTATCCCGAAAACGAAAAGGAAGTATTGGATGCTCTTCAACACGCATTCGCAAATTGAGGGCCAACACGCCTTTCTAAGTGCGAGTAACTATTCGTGGATTAACTACGATGAGGACAAACTCATCCGTAGCTACGAAACGTCTAAGGCTAAACGAGAAGGAGTCATTCTACACGACTTCGCTGCTCGGTGCATTGCCCTGGGCATCAGGCTTGAGGATCTCCCCCTAACCCTGAACATGTACGTGAACGATTGTATCGGATACAAGATGCGACCTGAGCAGACTCTGTTCTGGTCCCCCACCTTCTTTGGGACTTCAGATGCTATTGGTTTTCGTAATAACAAGTTGCGCATCTTTGACTACAAGTCGGGGTTGCTACCAGCCTCTGTGCACCAGCTAGAAATTTATGCTGCCCTCTTCTGCTTGGAGTATCGCTTCAAGCCCTTCGAACTCGACGAGATCGATCTTCGGATCTATCAGGATAACGAGATTGTTGCGTATGAGGGGGACGCTGACGCCATCACACATATCATGGAGAAGGGTAAAACTTTCGCCGGATACGTTACCGAGTGGAGAGAAGAGGAGCGGGCTTGATCATCAAAGCAGAAAACCACATTGCCCACTATGGAATCCTCCGCAAGTCGGGACGATACAAGTGGGGTTCCGGAGCTAATCCCACTATGCGCAGCATGGACTTTCTTGGTATGGTCGCTACTCTTAAGGACCAGGGTTTGTCTCCTTCACAGATCGCTAAAGGTCTGGGTTTGGATTCAACCACCGAGCTTCGTGCTGCCACTACAATTGCCAACAACGCTAAGAAGCAGGCTGACATCTCGACGGCTGAGCGTCTTAAGGCTAAGCAGATGTCCAACATCGCCATTGGTGAGCAGATGGGTATCAACGAGTCTTCGGTTCGTGCGCTTCTTGCGCCAGGTGCTAAGGATAAGGCTGACTCTCTACTACTCATTTCTTCGTTCTTGAAGTCGCAGGTAGATGAGAACGGCGGGTTCCTTGACATCGGCACTGGCGTTGAGAGCCACCTTCAGATCGCAGAGACCAGGCTTAAGGTCGCTGTGTCTGTTCTTAAAGATCAGGGATACGAGGTACACAAGGTACAGATCGACCAGCCTGGAACTAAGTACAAGACGGTTGTTCGAGTCCTTACACCTCCTGGTACCACGTATAAAGATGTGGTTACAAACAAAGATAAGATCTTCACCCTCACTGGATACTCAGAAGATGGTGGGCGTTCTATCCTTGGTATCCTGCCTCCGGTACAGGTCTCTTCGAAGCGCATCGCCATTAAGTATGATGAAGATGGTGGTAGCAAAGAGGACGGTCTGATCTACGTTCGCCCTGGTGTTCCTGAACTTTCGATGGGTAAGGCACGCTATGCCCAAGTTCGTATCGCTGTTGATGGTACGCACTATCTTAAGGGTATGGCTATGTACAGGGATGACCTTCCTGATGGCGTAGACCTTGTGTTCAATACCAATAAGAAGCTTTCTGACATTGGTCCTAACAAGCTCGATGCTATGAAGAAGCTTAAGGCGGACAAGGTTACTGGTGTGATCGATGAGGACAATCCTTTCGGTTCTGTTGTACGTCAGCTCAAAGAGACTAAGTCGGATGGATCTGAGAAAGTAGTCTCGGCTATGAATCTGGTCAATGAGGAAGGTAAGTGGGAAGACTGGAAGAGCTCTATCGCTCCTCAGGTTCTTTCTAAGCAAAGCCCCCTCTTGGCTAAGACTCAGCTTGCAGTAACCTATGAACGCAAGAAGGCAGAGCTCGATGAGATTACTGCCCTCACTAACCCTGCCGTTCGTAAGAAGCTACTTGAGTCTTATGCTGATGATGCCGATGCTTCTGCTGTTCACCTTAAAGCAGCAGGCCTTCCGCGACAAGCGTCACAGGTTATCCTTCCTATCCCCAGTATGAAGGATACTGAAGTCTATGCACCCAACTTCAGGCCTGGTGAACGTGTTGTTCTCATTCGCTATCCGCATGGTGGTAAGTTCGAGATCCCTGAGCTTACCGTTAACAACGACAACCCCGAAGCTAAGTCGCTTCTTGGTAATGCTCGAGATGCTATTGGTATCAACCATGTAGTAGCCGAGCGTCTGTCTGGTGCGGACTTCGATGGTGACACAGTCCTTGTCATCCCTAACGTTGGGCCCAATGGTACAGACTACATCAAGACCTCTCCTGCCTTGGCGGGCCTGAAGAACTTCCAACCTCAGGTTCTCTATAAGGGTTATGAGGGAATGCCTGAGATGTCCTCACGGACTAAGGGTATTGAGATGGGTCTTGTGTCTAACCTCATCACTGACATGACCATTCGTGGTGCCAGCACTGACGAGCTTGCTCGAGCCGTTCGTCACTCTATGGTTGTCATCGATGCAGAGAAGCACACCCTCAACTACAAACAGTCTGCCATTGATAACAACATCTCTGAGCTTAAGCTTACCTACCAAGGCCGTAAGGAAACCGGTAGTGTAGGTGGTGCATCGACTCTTCTGTCTAAGGCTACCTCTGAGATCCGAGTTGCTGAGCAGCGTCCGCGTAAGGCTGCGGACATTCCTACTGCTAAGCGTATGAAGACTGAGGGTCTGTCTACTGCAGAGATTGCGGATAAGATGAAGCTCACCGAGGACTCTGTCAAGTCTTTGCTTAAGCCCGGTGCACAAGGTGGCTCTGTCGATCCTGCTACAGGTCGTAAGGTCTTCGTTCAGACTGGTGCTCAGTACGTTACCCCTAAGGTTAACAAGCGTACGGGTGAAGTCACAGAGAAGGTAACTGTCAAGACCACAAAGCTTAAGAGGCTTGAGGCTACTGATGATGCCTTCGATCTGATTGATCCGGCTAGGCAAACGGTTATGGAGAAGACCTATGCCGAGCACTCTAACAAGCTTAAGGCTTTGGCTAACACGGCAAGGAAGGAAGCATTGGCTACTAAGCCTGTGCCTTACTCTCCCTCTGCTAAGGAAGCTTACAGTAAGCAAGTTAAGGAGCTCGACGCCGCTCTGGACCTGGCGCGACGCAATCGTCCATTGGAACGTCAAGCCCTAGTGTTGGCTAATACCGCCATCTCTCTAAAGGTTAGGGATAACCCCGACATGGATGACGCCGACCTTAAAAAGATTAAGGGGCAGGCGTTGATGGAGGCACGGTCAAGGACGGGTGCGGAGAAGATTAAGATCGCACCAACCCCCGATCAATGGGCCGCCATACAGGCTGGGGCTATCAGTAATCATAAGCTTACTGAGATCTTGAAGAACGCCGACATTGACGTGGTTAAACAACTGGCTACCCCTAAGGTTAAGCCTGTCATCAGCAGTGCCATGTCAACAAGGGCCAGGGCTATGATAGCTAATGGCTACACTCAGGGCGAGATTGCTGCAGCCCTAGGTGTACCGCTGTCCACACTAAAGGATGACCTCTATGGTTAGCAATGAAAGGAGCAACGTTCAATGACTGATACAACAGTAGATGAAACAGTAGAAGCAATGGCACGATGCTCACTGCTAGACATGGAGGTTCAGCCATGACAGAACACATGTTGACAACGGTTGACAATCCATGGGACCCGTTCACGCAGTTCGAATCATGGGAAGCATGGGATCGTCATGCTGGGTACCACACACTGGCACTGCAGGCGAGGATAGTGAACACATCAAGTGATCTGTCCTTGCCTGACCAGTCGTTAGCTATTGAACAAGGCATTGATGAAATTATTTCTGAAAATGTTTCTGGAATGCACCGAAAAGTGACAGATCCAAGAACACAAAAGAAATAAAAGGGTAGGGA